TAGGGAGAAATACGGATGGCCTAAAGAGAAGGAAGCCCTAAATGAATTGAAGGATATGACTAATAATCCTGAATCTAGGGGAACTACTCAGCGTGGGACTGCTGTAACTACGGCAGGAGAGGAATACCAAACACTAGACATAAATAAGTCTGAGGACTGTGGGTGTAACTAATGTCTGACCATCTATTATCTGAATTATTTCCACGCTTTGTAAAAAAGTCCCAACTTGAGCATTTAGCCAAAGGACCGTTTGGTGAGGGCTTGTTGGAAAAACAGGGCAAAAGAGTTTATCTAAAACCTGGTGAACAGGCTCCTGAAGGAGCGAATGTACAAACTGGGGCTAGAGGCGGAAAATACTATGACGACATGGGTGGCGCAAGTTCCCAACAGGTCATTGATGACGCAAGAGCAGGGAGAACGGGGTCGGATATAGATTATGATGAGTCAGGACCTACATTTGATGGGCAAGGTAATATACAATTACCCGGTTATGATCCTATGTCCGTAACAGAGTTACTTGTTACGGGGGATATAGATAGTGAAGGTATGTCCCTTCTGAATGAGGAATGGCAGAAGGCTGGTGGTTACGGAGACATGGACGACCTCCTATCAGGTTATGACGGACCTTTAACTGAGGCTAGAGTACAAGACTATCTAGTCGATCAACAGCGGCAAGCAGGGTTTGATCGTGAATTTGGGAATGTAGGACCTTCAGACGATGATATTGCTTCTGCCACAGATTTTATTGGTTGGCTTGAGGACCAAGCAGGTTCGGGAGCGTATGACCAAGCCAGAAGGGAGTATGATAAAATAGCCTCCGATGGTGGGGGAGCTGGCGCAGGTGAAGGTCAACCATTCCCTGCTGAAGCGTATGACCAAGCCATGGATGCTGAAGTAGATGCATGGAATCCACAAGGATTAGATTATGGCGACCCAGAACGTGATGCCCAAACATGGGGATTTGACGATCCAGAACGTGCCGCCCAAGTTAGGGAAGGGTTAGGAGTTCCTCCTAAACGAACTCACAGAACACCCATGGCGGATGCTGCTTCGGGATTAGAAACTGATTATGGTAAGCCTTCTGATGAGGCTGTCGCCACAGATGAAGATGGCTTCCCTGTTGGATCGTCCCCTACTGGAGAAGAACGAAGGGCTAAACGAGAGGGGGCTGTCGCCAACTTAGGTCAGCAACAAGCTGAAGAAGAAGCACTTGACGCTCAGAGACAGGCTTCTCGATCAACTCTTGAAGCGCAACCAGAAGATGAATATGGACAAATAACTAGGGCTAAGAGTCATCACCCAGTAGGTAGGGCTGATGCTGCTAGAGAAGAGATGGCTAAACGTAAGGAATTTCAGAATCAAATGGCCGAGAAGCAGGGACGACCCCCTGGTTGGGTAGATGAATATGGATACCCTAAGGATTACTTAGGACAGGAGGAGAGAGCAAGTTCAATAAGGGAGTATGATAAAATAGCCTCCGATGAAGCTAAATATTTAAAGGCTCAGGAAGATGTGGAAGCTTTAGTAGACGACTATGCAGGAAGCCCTAACTGGGACTCACGGGATCCCCATGGATTGGAAGGGGGCATTGAGTCGGCGGTGTTTGATATGGCTAGGGCGACTTTTGACTCGCCGGAAAGCTTACCAAGTACAATGGTAGATTATCTGGTTCAACATGGCGAAAAGATTGCGTCCGATAGGAAATTAGCGGACGAGGCTGCGGAGTACCATGGTGCAGCAGGACCACCAGGTGCAGCAGGGCAAACTTCACCTCCCGACGTATCTGAACCGAATCTTCAGACTCTCGATAGTCCAGATGGATTGAATTGGGAACAAAGTGGGTTCGATCAAGAGGATTTCCATGAAGCCGTTATCGAGGCTCAAGGTAGCGTTCACGAACCTGAGATGGCATATTCAGGGGCGCAGAATTGGATGGAGGAGAATGGAATAGATATCAACTCTCCATTGGGCGGTAAATTATTTGACTATGCGGATGTGTATGCTAGGGAACGAGCGCAAGAATCCGCAGACTACTACGGGGAGGATTACGCTCTCATGGAAAAGATGATGCAGAAATACAACATAGATAACAGAAGGCGTGATCCGATAGTGCTGTCCAACAAGGGCGGTAGACAAAGGTAAGAGGAGACAACTATGCTCGCATTTATAAGTAAACTACTTCCAAAGGAATATCAAGGTTTATTGGCTTTAGGTCAACAAATCTTTGCTAACTTGGACACCAAGGAGGAACGGGCTGACGCTCTAGCTTACATTAAGGAAGCTTTGTCTGATGGTCAAGTAACCGTTCCAGAGTGGGGTCGGATTGGCGGTAAGTTAGGCATTCTAAAAACCCGTAAAAAGAAGTAGATGGAAAAACTTAAAGAATATTTTCCGATTCCCCTGATTTTATTCGGTGGAATTATGGCTGATATATCTGATGACCTACTTCCCGATATTATTACCATACAAGTAGTGGCTTGGGTTTCGGTGGTGGTAGGGGGAATTGGTCTAGCTAGAATTGTATGGAATAAAGTCCGGCGGTTTAGCGACTCATAGGAGGTATACTAGTTGTCTAGCTCAGAACCTTGGAAATCCCGTGATAGAAAAGTTAAAAAACGTAGAAACATAAAAAATATGAATAGAGATTTTCCATCTCCCCAGTCTAAAAAAGCCCGAAAACCGCGAGTTTCGGAAAATAGAAACTCATCTGATGCGGATTTTGAGGAAATTTTCAAGATGTAATTTCATTTCTCTCTAACTGATGTATAATAACAATAGACAAGAAGAAGCAGTTGCGATAGCACCTGCTTTTTTATTTGTTATTTCGCAAAAATACGAGGGAGTGCGGCGAGTCCACCCTCCAAAGCGATAGAAAGGTTATGGACAAGATTTTATTCTCTTTGGAGGAATATAATGACGGATCAAAACGATTTGCTGAAGGGCAATACTCTTGCTCTAGAGGCTATTGCAGAGCAGCTCCAGAAGTCTAACGACTTATCTGCTGTGCTTGCTGCACGATTTGCAAAAGAAGACGAAGAAACAGAAGAGAAGCAGAACGCAGAGGCTGAGGCTGTTGCCAAAGCTGCATTTACTAAAGAAATTGTAAAGGCAGTTGGTAGTGCTTTCGGCTTTACTAAAGGTGACGAGGCTCCCTCAGGAGAATCACCTCAAGGTATGCCAGTTGACGACTACAACCCTAAGTCAGTTTCTAGCGATGCTACTCCGCCACCTGCGGATACAGAGGAAGATGCTGACCCTAACACCGATACTGAAACCGTTCAGCAGCCTATTGCTGCTGGTGGCGATATCTCTATCCCCAACGTCCAGAAACAGGACTTTCCTCCTGTTAATGGCGATGTAAACGGCGCAGAAGAGTATCCTCAGGTAGAGGAAGAGGGTGTAGAGGATGAGGAAATTAACTTGGCTTACATGAAAGCTCAATTGTCATCCATGGCGAAAGCCATAACTGACCTTGCTAAGGCTCAGTCTACTACTGACGGTGCGGTTGCTAACGCAGTCGAGAACCAGATGAGGAAGATTGGCTGGAAAGAAGCTGAGGTTGGCGGACGACCTGTGAGCCGGATTCTCCCAGATGTGGGTGACCCTCTTCAGAAAGCAGCGGAAATTGGTGAACAGGTTGCCCAAGGTAACTTTGACCCAGAAGCCGTTGTAGACCAACTTACCAAGATGAGTTACGCTGACATGGCAGAAATGCAGGTCAGTATGCAGGGACAAGGCGACTCTCTAACGGGTATCCTTTCTCAGCCCTCAAAGTAATACAGGAGACTTTATAGCTAATGGCTACTAATAACCCATCACTATTTCAGTACTTCAGTCAGGCGCAGCGTGGCCGTGGTTTGCTTGAAAACGTCTTCGGACCGGATTTCATGCAGAAGCAGTCATACTTTACGGTTGACTCCGCTACTGGAATTTTCAATGCTACATATGGACGCAAAGTGTGGCATGCTCTAAACAACCAGACTCGATTCTGGAATGCCCTACCCCGTGTGGTATGGGGCAATAGCGTTGGTTGGCGTGTAAGGACCGACCGTGGTTCCGGGCGTTCTCGTCCGATCACGGAAACGGGAACTCTCCCGACCGTAGATATCTCAAATATTGAGAATATCAACTCCCTGCCAAGAATCGTAGGTACAACCTTCGGTGCCGCTGTGAAGGCAATCTTCACCGCTAACCTTGAGGGTGGTGCTGGCGATATCCTTGCGATGGAGCATGAAAATGCAGAAATTGACCACGTAAAGGAAATCAATGAAGAACTCCTTGCTGGTTCTGCTTACCTGACTTCCGCAGGTGCGACCACTACTTTTACTGTTCCAGCCTCAGTTGCGAAGAACTTTAAAATTGGTGACACTGTATCCCAGTGGGACAATTCAGCTAGCGATTGGGACCGAATTACTGGTTCCGCAGTTTCCGCAGTAAACACCTCAACTGGTGTTGTGACTGTGGCTTCTGACACTACTTTCGCAGACAGCGACGTTGCTGCGGTTTACAGTCGTGCAGGTATGACCTCAATTGACGATATCGTTTCTGAAGACGGTATGGCAGTTGGTGGTACTTCTCACGCTAACTTCTCCGCCAACGGTGGAGTTCGAGCATACAACCTAACGTATGCTGACCGTGTTTCTGGTGCGTGGAATGCTGGTGCTTCGGTCCAGTATAACTCTGGTACAGGCCGTGACCTGTCGTTGAACCTTTTGGACAACGCAATCATGAACATTCGTAAGAATGGTGGTGAGCCTAACCTCATCCTCATGGGTCATGACCAGTACTTCAAACTTGAACGACTTTTGAACTCTCAACAGAGGTACTTGGGTCAGGAAGAGTTTGAAGTTGGTGTCGGTGATGAGCGAACATTCCCAGGTACTCGAACAGGACTTGTCCTCTCGACTTACCTTGGTATTCCGATTCTTACTGACAATGACGTTCCTGTTTCAGTATCATCTGCTGATGCGGTTCTTGGTCAGAACGTTTACGTTCTTGACACAGACTCCATCGAGATTGCTGTAGCACAGCCTACTCAGTACGTTGAAAACCGTGACTACTTCGCAGCTAATGCGTTGGTAGTTCGTGGTCTTCTCTACACGATGGCTGAACTTCGAGCTAGGAATATTTGGCACACCGCCAAGATTGCTGACTTGAACACATAGTCTAAAAGACTTGTTGTGGCGACCCCTTCTTATTGGAGGGGTCGCCTTCTATTGAATGTAATGTAATGTAATGGTGAATAATGCGAAGTGTTTACGTCGATGGCGTGATACAAAGTTTGGATATACAGACTAATAGGATGGTGGGAGAAATTATGAATATCATAGAAGCTTCCCTACCCGATAGTCCTCCAACTATAGCTTTGAAAAAATCAATAAAACAAACCATGTGGCGAACAAACCGCACTATTCAAGATGATGTGAACGGACTGTCTTTCACTAATGAGGACAAAATAAATGACTAAACATACGTTTAAACAATCGGATGTAACAGGGGATACCCGTGGACTAGCTCGATCCGCAATGGGGTACGACTGGAACTATCTGGCTGACGCTGAGACTTTACTTTTTGGTAGTACCGATGAGACTGCTTTCAGAATGCAGAATATGACTCCTGGTACTGGTATTTCTACTGCTACAGGTGGTCTTTATAAGGCTAATGTAACATATGCAGGGGACTTGATTAAGACTGAAATTCTTGTAGATTTGACTGGATTATCTTCCGCTGCCGCCGCTGACATTATTGGTGTCAATGACGCAGCTAACTGTCATATAGGGCAAATTACTGCTGCTCTAAATGGTACAATTGCTGCGGGGCATCTGGAATGTTTTGAGACTCCTACAACTGGTGAGCCTGACGTTGATGTATACTCCGCTACAGTTGCTACTGGTACAGAGAATGTTGCAATCACTGATCTAACTGAGACAGCTTTGTTGAACACCGGAGCGGACTGGACGCTAACTAAGCAGAAGATGGCACTTACGGCTCTTCCTGCCGCTGATTCGTACTTGTATCTAGTTGCTTCTGGTGGTGGTGATGCTGGTGTTTATGACGCTGGTATTTTCTTACTCACACTGTACGGTTACGCAGCGTAATAACTTATGGAGCCGCCCCTTAAATGTGGGGCGGCTTCTATAAGAGCACTTAAATTTCTTTGAAAATTTGCATATAGAGGTATAATTTATATATGTCCAGACAAATACAATCACGGTCGCTGCAGCGTACTAATTTACCGTTAGATAGTAGAGTCCCCTTACTTGAGGGAGATGTGGATTTGTTAGAGGCAGAGGTAAGTACGGTTGCGAAGAAGCTAGATCGAATTATATATCTTCTAGTAGGAATTTTAATAACAATGATATCCAGTATGGGAACTCTTTGGGCGGGCGGGCTTAATTTATAATGACCATTCAAGTGGG